GTCAACCTCAACAGAATTCGTTTATACTTCGCCATGTTCTCCCTTGCCTTACTCAAGGTCAGAAACACAAAACCCCGCTTGGTGCCAACAAACGGGGTTTTTACTTTTATTCACTTACGTTTCGCCAGTTCGCAGGATTTCGTGTTATCCGCCCGCGTGGCCACGCCTTATTTTTCAGCAAAATATTCTGCTTATCTGTCAATTCCCCAGCACGCCAGCGCACTCTCCTGGTCGCGACGGGATACCTGACCGTAACAGTTGTTTGAGCGAATACGGCAGTCTCTGCCACCGTCCTTAATCCACCAGCGAATCGCTTCGCAGGCACCTTTTCGATCACCTGCATTAATTCGTTTATAAAACGTCGACGGGAAACACTTACCGGGACCAATGTTGTACGGACAGAATGACGCGATCCCCGCTTTCTGGGGTTCGGTCAGCGGTACTTTAATATTGCGCTCCACCCACTCCAGCGCCTTATCACGTTCAATGGCGTTAACCTGGTCGCATTTTTCCTTCGACAACTTCATGCCCGGGACGACAGGTTTACCATCCACCAGGATGGCACCGCGGCAGATGGTCCAGATACCCGCGCCATCACGGTATGCCGTGGTGTGGTTACCTTCCTTTTCATCCAGAAACTGGTCGAGGATTTCAGGCGCAGGCGCACCTGCGGCAATCAGCGCCAGAACGGCAGCCGACAGGCCGTATCTGATTTTGGTGTTCATGGATATTTATCAGGGTTTATCGATTTCAAATCCCTGGATATGTTAAGTCTTCAGGCCAGCGGTGGAGTCTTCAGAGAACCAGTAATTATTCCCGGTAGTTTTCCTCTGTAGGTTATCAACACATCCTGCGCCTCTAAAATTACGGGGCGCTTTTCCGGCAACGGACCATCCCCTTCACATAACCCGGCAGCAACATCCATGAAAAACTGCTTCGCCTGCTTTTTCGCCTCAGCTTCGTAAAACTCCAGCGTGGCATCTTCAGTACGGTCAAGACTAATCGCCACATCTGGCAACAACAGTGACGGATACCCACCAATTTCCAGTGCCACAGTAACAGTAATCTTATTCGGGTAATTATTTATCCCTTTAACAACCAGTTCGTATTTTTTCTTCATCGCTTTACTCTCCCCGCGCCGCCTTACGACGGTCCTCTCTGATTTTGAAATACAGGTTAGTCAGATATGTCAGCAGCCCAAACAACAGACTCCCCAGCACGCCTATTGCCGCCCACTGAGACGGGGAAACCCTGTCCAGCAACTGCAGGAACCAGTAGCCCGTTCCCACCGCTGACGTGGTGTATGACACACCTGTTGTGATTTTTTCCATCTGGTACATACCCCGTCTCCCGCAATCCGGAAGCTCACAACAATATAAAGACCACCGGCACACACCGATGGTCCCTTGCGCATGCTTACATCATCATGTCGCTGTCAGGTGTAGGTTCACCGCCATCTGAAGCACTCCCGTCACCCGCGATACCTTCCGGCTCAGGAACCGCTGCTACGCCCAGCAGCTCATCCAGAATGGCATCCACTTCTGCATCAAGACGCGACTCAAGATTCTGGCGAAGTTTCTGTTTCAGTGCGCTCCGGACTTCTTCAGAGCGCAGGACTTCCTTCACTGCCTCTGCAGTGACCAGGGATGTGATTTCTGACATGGGATTTTCTCGCTGAAAGGGGTTGTTAAGGAGTAACGGGTTCTTCGGGTTTGCTTCCGGCTGACTGACTGGCGCTGATTTTCTCAGCGGCCCTTTTATCAATCTGCCTGCACCAGAAATCGCGCACAGCCCTGTACCCACCCGAAAGAAGATACAGCACACAGACCGCCGTACAGAAGTACAGCATCACCTGATGAATAAATGTCATAATTTCTTACCGTTATGGTTGACAATGAGAATTGTTTTCATTTAAAAAACCAATGTACGAAAGCATCTTTTCTTTACATTCTCCATTGGGATTACCTCCGCCAGCTTCCATTCCTGCCGCTGGCGGCTTTTTTTAGCAATTATGCGGCTGCTCCAGCTTTGTTTGCTTTAACTTCCACCGTATCAATAAGTACAGGGTAGGTTTCTGCACTACCTGTAATATCCGTAATGACAAACCTGTTGAGTCCATTAGCAGTATTGGCCCATTTCACCAGGTCAAACGCCTGTCCATCCACACCATCAAGCACCGGAGTAACATTAATGCTGTTACTGCCCTTAAATTTAAATGCAAGCGTATGCCAGTCATGGTCGAATGCGCCAAACGTGCCAAGTTCTTTTTGTTGATTAACTGTATGATGGTATGCAACATTAATACTGGCTTTATCTGTCTGGACAAAGAAAGAACTCAGATGGCCTTCACCACCCTCACCCGGCCATTCCGCTATTCGCCAGTACAAACCAAAGGCATACTTGTTTCTGGTTGTCTCAAGATTGACGTTTTCGGGGATTTTAAACCGGACAGCAATTTCCCCGCCTTTTTCCAGTAAAAGTTTTGCCTTGTCTGCAGCAATATCACAGTACATTGACCAGGATTTCGCGCTGTTATTTTTCTCAATTCGCAGAGCTTTATTGCCGCTGTCATCAACCAGTGTGCGTCTGCCATACATACCGTCCCAGCCATAAGGTTTCAGCTGATTGTCTGTAGCTTTTTTGGCATCGTAAAAAATTACAGACTCTGAGGTGGTAACCGGCCTGTCTGGAACAACCACCCCGGCAGTACCATTAACAAACGCAGAAGACTTACCCGCGCAGCTCAGAATCGCCGTTGCCAGACGGTCGGAAATAATCCCACGGCGAGCCCATGAACTGAAATGGCTCGCCCTGTCCTGTGACGTCCAGGTGGCTGAGCTGTCACGCCATTTCGAACCGTAATAACCGATACCCGGAATGTCCGGGTCTTCTTCCGGTTTGTTCGTCGGCACATTCACCCCGTTCTCATCGGTCATGAACGGTACGAAATGGATATTCTTTTCCGTTTTATTTTTATAGCTGCCGTACACCGTCTGGTACGTGGATTCGTTCTTCTGCTTCCAGAAATACGTCGTGTCCCCGCATATCCAGGGAACACCGCCAGCAGAGCCACCGACGCACTGGCCTGCCATATCCGCCAGGTCTGCACGGAATTTATCAACCAGCGCACCAAACTGTGCGGCATGATTTGCCGGCGTACCGCCAAAATCAAATTCCCCCTGCATCCACACCACGGCAAACAGCACATTTTTCGGGTTCTTCTCCAGTGCCGCTTTTGTTCGACCGATAAGGTCCTTATACAGCGGCTTGTCCACACCCCAGCGGGTTGAATTCTCCGAGGCACCACTCGCGTCACTGTATGTGCCATCAGCTCCGGTGGTGAACGCTGAACCACCACGACAGCACGGAACCAGCAGAATGCCCGCATTCGCCGGTATAAACGGCAGCAGTTTTTTGGCGATATGCAGCCCCTGCCCCACGGTTCCGTACTGCCCCTTTGACAGGTCCGCTTTCGGATGGTTAAGACGGCTCATGTCCTGCACATCATGCAGACAATGGTCCGCCGGAATGATGTCGTTATATTTGCATGCTGCACCGCCCGGTGTCACCGTACTGCGACGCGCCAGTTGCTTAATACGCGGGTCCGGACGGTCATATGTCCCCGGCAGCGGAAGGCCTTCACCATACGACATGCCGTTTGACTGCCCTGCCAGAACCACAACAAAGTAATACTCCGGGTCGCTGGTGGCGCTGATTACTGCACCTTCTGCTGCAATCGCCTGCATCAGAGTATAAGGGGTTATGGCCACCGGACTACCAAACGGCTGCCAGCCCTCTTTCAGTTTATGTGTCAGCTTTTCCGCAAGATCTGACGGCGACGCCGCCCTGACAACATCATAGTGTTTAAATGCCATGGTTCTTTCCACCATCTGAAAAATGATTCTTTAAAATACCTGACATGTAATACAGAAAAAACACAAAACCATACCTTAAATAAAAACCTCATCATCAAGCAGATATGCATGGATAAACTACAAGACGAGATATAAACCACCCTGCATTTAAATAAACAATAAACAACATCAGAAAAATAATTCTGCTCTATGGTTTACATTCAAAAATATCATTTATACTTTTCAGAACATCACCAGCAATGCATAAACAAGGAAACCAAATGAAGTGGATTGTGATTGATACAGTTATCCAGCCATCATGCGGAATATCTTTTTCAGTCATATGGAGTAAAATAAAATTAATAATCTGGTATCAATCGGATGCTTTCTTACCTCCTGAAAGTATATTTACACTGACTCACACAGGCATCATGCTCAATAACAAAGTGCTACCTGTAACCATTTACAACGTAGTACCATTCAATAAAACATTCTGGAATTTAATCAAAAACAGCCAGGAATGCCCTACAAATACAGATAACGTATTGAATGAATGCTTTAATAACCGTTGCACTCTGCAAATATGTCCTTATGGGCTAAAACAACAAAGTCCATAAGGAGTTTACTCACATCTGACAAAATCAATATAAACAGCCCCTCCGGAGAGGGGCTGGAGAGTGGCGCTATGTGCCATTGCATGGTGCCGGGTGCCTCCCGGTGAATTCAGTACCAGCACCTGAATCCGCGATTATCCCATATACCTACTCGCTGATTGCCCCTCCGCACAGGGGGATTCACCATGCCAGTTTCTTTTAACAAACTCCCCGCAAACCAGACAACAGTCAACCGCCTGAATTGTGAGACATTTAAAAAAAAGGCCCGCAAAAGCGAGCCAGGGAAAATAAGTGTGGCGCGTTGTACTGGATTCGAACCAGTGACCGATTGCTTAGAAGGCAATTGCTCTGTCCGGCTGAGCTAACAACGCAGGATACAGATAATGAACCGCCTTCGGGGACCCGAACTCCGCGCAACCAGCTTCGAAGGCTGGCGCTCTTTCCTGATGAGCTAATGGCGGTATGTGATGGTGGCCCTTGCTGGATTTGAACCAGCGACCTGGCGATTATGAGTCGCTCGCTCTCACCACTGAGCTAAAGGGCCGGGAGCAGAATAATAATGGTGCGTAATTAATTCTGCAATCTCATCCGTTTCAAACGATTAAATCCTGAACTTCCCTGACTGTCTGCTCAAAACGTCCTGTCTCCAGTTCAACGCCAATCGCACGACGCCCGAGCGCCAGTGCCGCTTTTACCGTTGAACCCGACCCCATGAAAAAATCCGCAACCAGATCACCAGGACGACTACTTGCGCTGATTATCTGCTGCAGCATTTCTGCCGGTTTTTCGCACGGATGTTTCCCGGGATAGAACTGCACCGGTTTATGTGTCCACACATCCGTGTACGGCACCTGCGCCGTCACACCAAAATACCGCCGCAGATGTTTATATTCACTCTGCAGCTCCGCATACTGTCGGTTCAGTGAAGTATACGTATCCACCAGCTGGTGGTGGGGCTTTTCCAGTTCCCCCCGCTGATGCTTCTCTTCTGCCACCCTAGCAAACAGTGCCTGTAATTTCAGATAATCGCTTTCGTTCGGCAACTGCCACTGACTGGCACTGAACCAGTGCGACACCATGTTTTTCTTTCCTGTGGCATCTGCAATCTGTTTTGCCGTTATCCCCAGGGCCGCGCATGCATCACGAAAGTAAGAAATCAGCGGGGCCATCACATGCTGTTTCAGTGCCCTGCCCTTCGCCTCATACCCGGCATCTTTCGGACGATACGGCCCCTGATAATGTTCCGCGAACAGAATGCGCTCTGTGGCGGGGAAATACGCCCGCAGGCTTTCCTTGTTGCACCCGTTCCAGCGTCCGGAAGGCTTCGCCCAGATAATATGGTTCAGCACACTGAAGCGTTCACGCATCATGATTTCGATATCAGATGCCAGGCGATGACCACAGAACAGGTAAAGACTTCCGGCAGGTTTCAGCACCCGCCAGAACTGCGCCAGACACTGGTCCAGCCACTTCAGGTAATCATCGTCGCCCTTCCACTGGTTATCCCAGCCCTCAGGCTTCACTTTAAAGTACGGCGGGTCCGTGACTATCAGGTCAACAGAATTTTCGGGTAACGACCGGATAAATTCCAGGCAGTCGGCGTTGATTAACTCACAACTGGATATTTTTACAGTATTAAGCATGGATCATTAAGCCTGTCTCTGATAGGCTCATTCTGCTTTTGCGCAAAGCAGTGGGCCTGAGGTTTGCTTGTGAACCCAACGCATGAGCAGATGGCTGGTGGGTGCCCCTAACACCCACCAGCCGCCCATTTACCACAAATAAAAAAGCCTTCACTGCGGAAGGCGTCTGTAACAACCGAACTGATAGTCTGCCAGACCCGCCATAACCAGCTGGGTCAGTATTAACTGGCAGCGTTCGCGTGAAAGGTAAGTATTCTGCGCAATCTCCCCGACTGTCGCCGGGTCGGTAACGCTTAATTCATTAAACACCACTCTGGCGGTTTCTGTCATATCCTGCTGTTTTAGCATGTCTTTTCCTTTTCCGGTTAACGTGACACACCAATAACTCTTGTCGAAAAAGCCAGCAAGCTGAAAGAACGGTATTAATAACCACCAGCGAATTTATTGCGCTGCTGTATATTACGGACACAAAAAAACCACCTTCCGGTGGCTTCCTTGTGCGAAAAAACTTGCATTTCGCCTCGCGATACAGCTTTGCGAAGCTTACAGGAATTCAAGCTGTTTCTGCGTAAAAAAGCAAGCTTTTTTTATCGAAATGAATCGTGCATAGGTACATAAAGCATGTGTTCAGCCACGGCTAACCAACCTGCAATACGTTTCTCACATGTGCTGAAACACCATTCCGGGTGAGTACGATTTAAACATTCTGCCATTTTTCTCTTACTCATTCCCCGTCCTTCGTACCTTTGCCGGAGAATATTGATTAGCCCGGGATATTCCCCAAGCACCTCACTGATAACGCGATCAATAATCAACGCCTCTGTGTCTGTACAATGTGACAACCAGCTCTTCTGCTTCCCTCTGGTCATATCCCGAAAAAATGCCTCAAGTTCCGGTTTTTCCAGCCCGGATTTCTTCATGCTGCGTAAAACCTCATTAACTGCTGTTTTCGTCAGCTTTTTCGAAACCAGTAACCGGTTAAACATATTTCCGGATTTACCCCCACCGATATACGACCACCGCCCCCACATCCGTAATTTCCCCTGGATCCAGACTGCTTCCAGCGTGTTCAGGCGTAAATGTTCGCCGCTTTTGCCTGTAATTTCCGGATATATCATATTTACGCTCACTCACTCTCAATTTTGTAAATCTTCACACCCAGCCGTCCACCAGATACTGGCTGACCACGTACAATATTGATTTCATCAAACTGCTCATCGTCCATTAACACTCCCGCATGCGTCAGCGCATCCAGCGGTGCTTTCAGAATATTGTCCAGGTCACGACGACGCTTATCCGGTGGCTCTGCAATAATTTTTATTGCCAGCCGTCCGGACAGGCTTAATTTCAGTCGCTGCTGGCGAACAATAAGCACCACTGCCCGGCGATAACGCTCCCCGGCTTTTGATACAAAATATGTGCTGCCACGGCGTCGCCAGTAAGTGTTCACCGTCGGCGGGTAAGGTAAAACCAAATCTATGAGCATCAGTCACCTCTTTTACCCGAGCACGCCAGTCGCAAAGGCGTGATCAAGAAAACGAAAAATTAACTCAATCTGAGAGCCGTACTTTTTCTCAAACTCCAGCGGGTCTGCATGAAGTTCGTTGTGGTGCTCCCGGCACAACGGTAGCGTGAAAATATCGTGGGCCTTTGTCCCCATTCCCCCCTGACCATGACCAATCAGGTGATGCGGATCGTCAGCAGGCTTACCACAACACGCACACGGCTGTGTCTTTACCCAGCGCGTATATTTCTCATTTACCCAACGGCGACGTTTAGGTCGCTTCATTAAAGATTCCGGAGACTCCGGATCAACAGCAATGCTGACCACCGTCTTTTCCTGTGGCGGGTTTTGCTGGTGGGCGTGAGGCAGCGGCGCAAGATTTTTTGTGCGCTGCTTCAGTATGCTGGTGGCGGTCGGTTCTCCCGGTATGATGTCGCTTTCGCGGTACACCGGGCGGATTTTTTCCGCACGTAATCCCAGCGAACGACGCAATACTGCCTCCGGTAGCGCGTCCGCCACCTGATTGCAGGCAGCCCACCAGGATAATTCAGCCAGCGATAATTCCCGCTCCTGCGTGCCATTCATTGCATGGCGTATGACGTCAATCATCCATGCTGACAGGTTTTGGTGAGCAAGTTGCCCGAGTGATTCGGAAGTCTGGTCACGCAGCTGGTTGTCGCAGTGCCAGCACAACACCATCGCGCCGGTACCGTAACGATGTATGACGGTTTCACTGTGATGGTAGTCACCATGAGGCCACTGGCAGGATTTGACATGACGCAGGAGCCAGTCAGACAGTGCACCAGCACCGCCTGCAGCGCGAATCACCCGTTCGTTGCTGAAAAATGACAGTAATGATTTATCTTCCGCCAGCGGCTGGCGAACGGCAGGAACGACTCCAGACGGCAGCCCGCGCATGCTTTTCGGTTCAGGCTCCACCAGCACTCGAGGGTTATGAAATACCTGCATGGATTCACGGCCCGGCTTAAGGACCACCAGCCCGAACTCCGGTACCAGAACAGGTCGAAGTAATACCCGCACGTTACCTCCAGATGCGTTGCTGATATGTGCGGGACGGACGCGGTGGGCGTTCGGAATAAGGGAGTCTGACGTAGATTATCCAGTGACGATAATCGAGGGTGAGGGCTTTCTTAACCTCGTATCCGCGCCTGCGGTAACACTGAATCAGCCATTCAGCCTGTTCTTCGGTGCAGGGGTCGTGCTGATACCAGTCAGATTTGAATGCATGAGAACGCCGCCCGTGCCTGCTGGCAAAGACGGCTGAATTATCAGAATTGTATGGTTTGGTATCGTGCGCCATCTGTTTTCTCTGCTGGCGCAGCAGGTGCCAGTTGTTCAAGCTGGCGTGCGGCAATATTGTCTCTGATTTCTGTTGTCGTCAACAGGCAGCGTGCTATCATCGAATAGTGTTCTATCCTACTCCGTGAGGTTTACCATGCGTACAACCCAACAATTCAGCATTACATTAACTAACGAGATGGCTGACATGGTGCGCGCCCGTGTGGCTTCCGGTGCCTATGCTTCAGAAAGCGAGGTCATTCGTGAAGGGCTTCGCGCACTGAATGAGCGCGATAAAGCAATCGAAGCGTGGTTAACGCATTCAGCCGCCCCCTCTCTTGATTCTATCCGCGAAAATCCAAACAACGGACGCTCCATTTCACAGGTTCGCGCCGCGATTCGATCCGGGAAGTAATCTGCATGACATTTGAAGTCATCATTACCCCCGAGGCCGAACAGCAGATAATAAACCTGCACGGATATATAACGGAGAAAGCAGGAAGCGTCATTGCTGACAATTATGCCAATGCGCTTCTTGATTATCTTGATGGGTTTTCTACATTCCCACATCGGGGCAATAAACGCGATGATATTCGCCAGGGAATGCGAGTAACTCACTTCCGCCACAGAACGATTATTGCTTTTGCCGTTGATGGCAATAAAGTCTTTATCGCTGGCATTTACCATGGAGGGCAAAGTTATGAATCTGACTTTTTATAGTTTATATTTTCACTAACAAAAAACTTAAATAACCAAGAAATACTTATAAAAGGGCTTCTAAATGAATAGAACAATTTGTTTTCTATTGGTTTTTGCAATTTCAGGATGCGTCAACCCTTATAACTACAGAGAAGAACAAAATGTTATTATCTCGTTCAAAACAAATTCTCCACCACAAGAAATACAAGAATGCATTCTCAGTGAGTGGCAGCGTACACCTCTCTTAGCCACTATCACGTCTCAAAAAATTGGCAAGTATTACAGCGTATTAGCGGTTGCAGATAATGCCGACATTTATAAGTTGGCAGATGGTTCTACTATCATTGATTTTTATTCCCTTCGAGGGGTCTTAGACCCCACCAATGGGAAAAGCAAGAGGATTCAGGGAATTAAATCATGTATTAGCACTAAATAATCATCAGTTCGAACCCAGAAACAGCCAAATAGATTTTATCTCAGGTGCGTTGAGGATGCCTGACACATCAGAGGTGGCGAGGGATTTCTCCCTCGCCTGGTTTCTTACTTCTCAGATTCGTAGGCTACGAAGACAGCGACCTCCGTCTGGCCGGTTCGGATTCGTACCTCGCAGAGGTCTTTCCTCGTTACCAGTGCCGTCACTACGACGGTAATACAGATGACGATCAGGGCGATTAACATCGCCTTTTGCTGCTTCATAGCCTGCTTCTCCTTGCCTTTCGGCACGTAAGAGGCTAACCTACATTTGTGAGACATAGATTGGGCCTCAGATTAATGTTAAGCGTCTTGCAGGACGCGTAATGTTAACTGGGGCTTTTCTCTGTCTGCCTTTCAGTGTTCATGCCTGAGACAGATAGCCTCAAGCACCCGCAGCCATTCTACTTAACTCACGTCACCTCGCCAATATGAAATCAATCAGAAAGGTGATCCATAAAATCACTCCTTCTCTTCTTTTCCGTAGTGGAGTTGGCCAATTTTGATAAGAGGGCGTCCCTGAGATTTGCGGTGTAGATTGGTATCGCGCAGAGAATACACACAGCCACAATATTCCTGCTGATAGAATTTTTCGCGCTTGCTGATTTCAATCATACGGGACGAGCCGCCCTGCTTGCGCCAGTTATAATCCCAGTACACCATACCCGGATAATGCGCAACAGCTCGCCGCCCACACTCGTTAACCTGCTGCATATTTTTCCAGCGTGAAATGCCCAGTGAACTACTGATCACACTGAAACCATTTTCAGCAGCGTACAACGCTGTCCGCTCAAAACGCATGTCAAAACACATGGTACAACGGATCCCCCTCTCAGGCTCCCATTCCATTCCTTTGGCACGTTCAAACCAGTTGTCGGTGTCGTAATCAGCATCGATAAACGGCACGCCGTGTTGTTCAGCAAAGCGAATATTTTCATCCTTACGAATTAAATACTCTTTCTGAGGATGAATGTTCGGGTTGTAGAAAAAGATGGTGTAGTCGATTCCCGAGGCCTGAAGCGCCTCCATCACTTCACCGGAACATGGAGCACAGCAAGAGTGCAGTAGTAGTTTGTTTGCCCCGTTTGGGAGTTCCAATTTAGGCCGTTTGAAATCAGCAATAGTCATAAATATTTTTATTGGGGTCATGAAAATAGCACAGAGTGTAGCATCAGAGCAGGGCTATCGGGAATATATGTCTAAATCTGGTAATATCTGGTTTTGACGCAAAGCGGACAACCACGCTGGCTCTACCCTGCGCCATGAAAATGTCAATTCACATCTGAACTAATGCTCTTTAATCTAGTAACGTCTAAAATACCTAACATTTCCTTGATAAAATGCCAGTACACGCTGCATAGCTTCGCTCTTCCGGCACTCGCGACAGATTATATTCAGGCGCCTGTCGTAGCGGCGTATTTCTCCGTCTGGTAACTTTCGAATCAGTGTCGGGTCAGCAGCCTTCTCCGGTGTCTTACGCCATACGCGATACGCCTGCTCTGATGGAAATACCCCGCAATCACAGAGCCAGACATCACCACTGGCCGCAAGCGCACCAGATAAACGACGAATAGCGGTCTTACTGACACCCGTTTTATCTGCCAGTTGTCGAAAAGTTTCTCGTCCGCTCAGGCGCACGAATTCCACAATGCGCGCCTTCACTTCTTCCCGCTCTTCTGGTGTAAATACTTTTGCCATAAGCGCCTCCGGCAATCACTTTTCCGACACAATACGACCGGATGAATCGACAATCTGTCGAACAATATCCCGGTGCTTGTTCAGCTCCCGCAGCGCGGCGCAGACTCGCTCCCACTTCTGAACCTGACCTTTTGCCCGGCGCAGCTCGCGGTTAGCCACATGCAGCGATGGTAAAATCAGACCATCCGGATGTTTTCTGGTGAACGACGGCTGTGACTGCACTGTGACCGCCACACTTTCAGTTTTTATTTCTTCCTGTGTTTCCGCTTCCCGGACAGGTAACGCAATACCTGCTGGCTGAGGAATGGCTTTACCATCCGTTTCCGCTACGGATGCAGCTTCCGGCTCTGCCGGTAAATCAGCGCCCGGTATGCAGTAACGAAATTTACCGTTCTGATTTACGCGTGCCAGGCGCCCCGTTGCTGTTACGACCGCCAACGTGGAAGCAACCTTGCGAATGCTAACACCGAACTTATCCGCCAGTTCCTCACACGTTTTAGCCCCATCCTGACAGATAAACTCAATCATCATGTCCGCAGTAACTTTTTGTTCGACCTCCCCGGTCAGCACATCCGGTACTTCAGACTGTGCTGGCTGTTCTTCGGTTACCCCGGATTCACCTTCACCAGCCAGAAACCAGGTGTGACCCGTTTTATCAACAACGCCATTTTCTTTGAGTTCCCACAGTTCGTTGAGAACTTCTTCACGGCTGATATCAAGCCGCGCCGCCAGTTCAACAGAATTGGCTTTACCCATCGCTTTCAGTGCATGCAATACGGTTTCCATTAAAACTTCCTCCGGATAAAAATTACTTCTCAGTTCCTGTGCTGGCTGACGTTCGGACGCCAGCTCTCCCAGTTAAACGTCACCCAGCGACCACCGTTCATGGACATGCGGTCCATCACCCGCTCGCCGAGAAGTGTATTCATCGCTGCATGGTTAAGATTTGTCAGCATCCCCACACTGAGTAACGATGCCGTTCTGCGGTCAACAATCTGATTCAGCGTGACCTGCTCATTACGCGTATCCCGTTGCATGCCAATTTCATCCAGTACCAGCAGGTCAACGCCACACAATCCCTGCAAAAATTTTTCGCCCGAGTTTTTGTTGTCGTAGCTGCCATGTAACGCCAGCATCACATCCGCCACTGTTATCACAATCACACTGCGACCTTTCGCCAGAAGGTGGTTGCCAATAGCCGCCGCCAGGTGGTTTTTTCCTGTGCCAGGCCTGCCACTGAAAACAAAATTCGTACAGCCGCCTTCCAGCTCTGCCGCAATGGATTTCGCCTGACTCAGGGCATGGCGCTGACCATCGTTCTGCACCCGGTAGTTACCGAACGTACACTTCCGGTGAAGCAGCTGGATACCGGAGCGGTTAATAATTTTTTCAACCCGCGTCTGATGATTCAGACGATTAACCTCCTCGCTGCGCTTACGCCCTTCAGCAAGCTGCCATTCCCGCCACTCCGCCACCGTACGGTACGGAGGGATTGCATCCTGCGGCACAAATCTGCTGACTCTTGCCAGAACACCACCTGACGTAATGTTTTTCATGGTGCGCTACCCCCTGAAACCCGGCGGAATTTCGGTATCCGGTTCAGAAATATGATTCACGCAACGCTGCGCGGGACCACGCCACAGTCGAATAACCAGTTCATCCCATTTCTCACGGAGTTTTTCCGGGCTCTTGATGTTTTTTATCCAGAACGGATCCCGTTGTGCCCGGCTGAACATTTCGCAAATTTGTCTGTGACTTCTTCCATCCAGCATCCGCATTGTGCGCACGTCATTGGCCCACGCCGTCCAGTTGGGCTCTTTCGGTCGCGTGATCTCACCATCGTCACTGGCAGCCTGTTCGTAAAGACTCACGATTCGTCCCCAGATCCACTGTGCGCACACCAAATCTTCCTGACTTCCCCACTGGCGTTTTTTCGCACTGAACACAACCGCGTCAGGGTGTCGGGTTAAAAAATCCTGTTCAGCCGTCTGCGGGTCCGGTTGCGAAGCGTCCGGACAAGAAGATCTTTTATCTGACGGATCAGGTTTTAATACTGACGGATCGGGGTCAATCATCGGCCCCCTAATCGGCAGTTTTTTATCAACAGTTGATCCATCAAAATTTGACGGGTCAACCGTTGAGGGGTCAATATTTGACGGGTCAACTGTTAACGGGTCATTTTTTGCCGGGCTAATTTTTCTTTTCGGTTTATATGACTCACGCGCCGCCGCCGCAGCTGCTTCGAGTTTTTCCACATTAAGCCGATAGATATTGCTTACATTACGCCCACCGACCTTACGCTCTTCCTTCGTCAGCCAGCCCTCTTTCGCCAGTTCTGCAATAACCGATTTCACTGTGGATTCACTTCTTGCACCGATCTGACGCCGGATAGTTTCAATGGCAGGCCATGACACGCCCTCGTCATTGCTGTAGTCAGCAAGACGGGCCATAACCGCCACCCTGGATAAGATCATGCCGGTGAAGGCGCACCCTTCCCAGACAAGACCATGAAGCTTGCTGCTCATAAAACCCCCGAACACCGTGCTTTTAGTGCATCACCACAGCATTCCCTGCCGGGCCGCCGCGATTCATCTGGTCATACAAAACAACCGCTGACGCAACAAAATCATCGACATCCTTCACCAGCCGATCCCTCCGTTCGACGATCTCACGGTAATATTCAGAACTGTGGCTGCGCATACGGGCCACCAGCAAAGGCGGCATCGCCTTTTCGATCGCCGGTAACAGAGCCTGCATTTTTTCAACAGCATCAGGGGTGTCTTTATCCAGCCAACGGAAAATTTTCTGGGTATTACGGGCCAGGGCTTCCGGATGGCTGTCGTCATACAGTTCCGGGAACGTCATTCCCAGCTCGAAATACGCTTTGGTAATTTTCGCAGCCGGCACTTTTTCGCCGTCCGGATGCGCCCAGACATTCATCGCCATGCGGATGTGTTCATGCTTGATTTTCATGAATCATTCTTTCCTTCGTTTGAGGTGCTATCCTGCTTCTTGTAAAGTTCTGGGTTGTATTTCAATTCACCGTTAGTAATTTCATCCAGTTCCATTGCGCGAAGTTTGGGAATAACTGCTTTCCACCGCACAACAGCCACATGTGAAATTCCAAGAGCCTCAGCTACTAGTCGCTTTTTTTTGAAATAGCGCAGAACATCATCTTTGAACATAAAACTCTCCTGTTATTTCGAGCAGAAGGGTAACAATAGTTACATAACAATGTCAACCATAGCAACATCACTTGGTAGTAACATTGGTTACATGAAAAACACTATCAGCGAACGTATTCGGAATCGTCGAAAAGACGTTGGATTAACCCAACAGCAGGTTGCGAAAGCAATCGGCATATCTCGTGTATCCGTAACAAAATGGGAAAATGGCTCTTCAAAACCTGACGGTGAGAATTTGTATCTACTGTCAAAATTGCTTTCCAAATCTCCTGAATGGATTCTTTATGGAAAGGACGGTCACGATAAAGCCGATGATCTGCGTCTGAATCAGTACCCTTACATTAGTGACAACATCGCCCGGTTGCCCGTTTTAACGTGGGAACAGGCTGGTTATTGGGATATGAGTTGTCCAGTAACCGAGATTCCTGGTATTAAGAATTGGGTTGATGTCATGACAAAAACCGCTGAAAACTCTTTTTTATTGCATGTTGAGGGAGATGCGATGACAAACTCTAACGGCCTCCCAACCATCCCCGACGGATCTACCGTGCTGATCACACCATGCTCAAGTAACATTAGAGAACTGGTGGGAAAAATAATCTTAATCCAATTGGAAGGAACGCCAAACGTAACACTAAAAAAAGTTGCGATTGACGGACCAAACATCTATCTGTTGTCACTGAATCCGCTTTACAAACCCATCGAACTGAATGGTGGTTACACCATTAAAGGTAAAGTTTCACAAATACATCAATACTTAGACTGAGTCAGAACCCGCATTCATTGCGGGTTTTTTATGCCCTCAAACGTACCTTTTGCAACATTGTATTGACTTGAAAGGTAACTCTTGTTACCTTAACAACATACCAACCCACCCCGCCCCACAGAACGCCGGGCAATACTTCGAGTTACCAAGCAGTGGTCAGGGGGTAAGTAGCCAGCCCGAGGCGTATGAACATGACGGCGGGAACACTTTGTATAACAGCGCAGCAGGTTTTTAGTTCCGCTACCCCAGCGTTAAGGGGAAATGAGGTCAGCATGGATACTATCGATCTTGGCAACAGCGAATCTCTGGTATGTGGCGTGTTCCCCAACCAGGACGGTACGTTCACCGCGATGACGTATACCAAAAGCAAAACGTTTAAAACCGAAAATGGTGCCCGTCGCTGGCTGGAAAGAAACTCAGGTGAGTGATATGGATTTCGACACAATCATGGAAAAGGCTTACGAAGAATACTTCGAAGGTCTTGCCGAAGGCGAAGAAGCTCTCAGCTTCAACGAATTTAAACAGGCGCTTTCCAGTTCGGCAAAATCTAACGGCTGATAAGCGAAACAGCACCGCGAGGAATCAGTATGCAGAAACGAGAACCCGTCATCATCGCGCCAGACTATACCGATGATGAACTTTATGAGTGGATGCACCAGAAAATTAATGCAGCGCAGGATCTGAAATGGGCCAATGAAGCCAGGGCTAAGCAGGCTGAAAATCTGTCCGCTCTGGAGCAGGATATCACTAATCTGGAAAAAGCAGCGGCATTAAGCATTGCCAGAATGATTACATACCCGCGTTAATAGCTAACCAACGAGGCTAATAATGGAATTTAAAGATTTACCAATGCAATTCCAGGAAATGGCAGCGAATATAGTTCGTTCCCAACTGGCGACTCTTGACCTGAGTACCGTAGAAAAAGAAACCATCGATACTATATCCGGTAACGTGCGTCGTGCCTTTATCGGTCTGTGCGAAGAGAAGCAGCTCTCTGATAACCAGGATTTACATGAAAAATACTTCCTGGAATTAATGGACATCATTAATAAAGGATTTGGCTTGTTAATGAAAAAGAAAGGGATTCGAATAGCTCCCCTTGAAAATCATTTTACAGCAAGCAGTATTAATTCCTGTGATTTAAAGCATCACACATCCGATGGGAAAGTTGAATCAAACAACAAAATATCGATTAATCATTAATTTATTCACAGGTGAGGTAGAGTGCGTGCGCCGGACACGGATAAGAATCCGGCACTGACAGTTTACTGAAAAGGATATATCCCTGAAAAGTCAGGGCATAACACGAAAGCGCCCGGAGAAGTTAGTCTCTCTGTATAGGTCGTCGTTAAATTTAATTCGATCGTGCGCTTCCGGTTGTGGCAATCCGCGAAATGGCGCGGCGGTAAGTATGGCGGGGTTATTCCTTCCCCCGCTGAGGACACCGGGTTGTCAGGTTGACCATACGCTTAAGTGACAACCCCGCTGCAACGCCCTCTGTTATCAATTTTCTGGTGACGTTTGGCGGTATCAGTTTTACTCCGTGACTGCTCTGCCGCCCTTTTTAAAGTGAATTTTGTGATGTGGTGAATGCGGCTGAGCGCACGCGGAACAGTTAAAACCAAAAACAGTGTTATGGGTGGATTCTCTGTATCCGGCGTTAATTGTTAACTGGTTAACGTCACCTGGAGGCACCAGGCACCGCATCACAAAATTCATTGTTGAGGACGCGATAATGGAAACGTTATTACCAAACGTTAATACGTCTGAAGGTTGTTTTGATATTGGTGTTCTGCTCAGTAACCGGGAGTTTACGGAAGATGCCATTAAGATGAGAAAATATGAACCTTATCTTCTCAATGATAATTCCATACTTTCCAGAATTGCCCTTCTTGAACTTGGTATTATCGGAGAACAGCAGTGACTTCAGCATTTGCACTGGTGATGACCGTTTTTCTTATAACGGGTGAGCCACAAAATGTGATTACCGGAATTTATGACAGTAAGTCATCCTGCATTCAGGTAAGGGACGAACAAAAAATCCCCGGTGAATGCCTCCCGTTAAAAAAAGTATCGCTGAACCTGAATAACGAAATACCGGCTGGATAACCCGCCAGCCATATTAACGCCATACCAACGGATTAAAAATTCCAGCAATGGCAGGGATTCGTTCACCCTGAAATCTGTAATGAGGTTAAAACAAAATGAGTAAAGTCTTTATTTGCGCCGCCATTCCGGACGAACAGGCAATAAAGGAAGAAGGTGCCGTCGCTGTAGCCACTGCCATTGAAGCCGGTGATGAACGTCGCGCCCGCGCAAAATTTCACTGGCAATTCCTGGAACATTATCCGGCTGCTCAGGACTGCGCTTATAAATTTCTTGTTTGCGAGGATAAACCCGGTATACCCCGCCCTGCCCTCGATTCCTGGGATGCTGAATATATGCAGGAAAACCGCTGGGATGAGGAATCCGCTTCCTTTATTCCGGTCGAACCAGAATCCGATCCGATGAACGTCAATTTTGACAAGCTGTCCCTTGAAGTACAGAACGCGGTCCTGGTTAAGTTCGGTACATGTGAAAACATCACCGTTGATATGGCGATTGACGCGCAGGAATTACTGCAGGAAGACGTTGCTACCTTTGACGGGCATATCGTTGAAGCACTGATGAAAACGCCTGAAATTAACGCTATGTATCCGGAACGCAAACTGTTCGCTATCGGATGGGTTAAACACAAATGTAATCCGGGTGCCAAATGGCCCGAAATTCAGGCTGAATTACGTAACTGGAAAAAACGGCAGGACGCAGAGCGCAAAGAGACTGGGAAATACACGTCTGTTGTTGATCTCGCCAGCGCCAGAGTCAATCAACAGAACACTGAAAACTCAGCAGGAAAAATCAACCCAGTCACTGCCGCCATTTGTCGCGAATACAAGCAGACATGGAAAACGCTGGATGAAGAACTGGCCTACGCTCTCTGGCCTGGCGATATTGATACCGGAAACATTGACGGCAGCATCCATCGCTGGGCAAAAAATGAAGTTATCGACAAAGATCGCGAAGACTGGAAGCACATTTCCGCATCAATGCGCAAACAACCCGATGCCGTTCGCTACGACCGTCAGACTATTTTTGGCCTTGTCCGTGAGCGTCCGATCGACATTCACAAAGATCCCGTAGCACTGAACAAATACATCACTGAATACCTGACTACCAAGGGCGTGTTTGAAGATGACGAAGGAACAAATCAGGGCACAGCTGGTACTCTCCCGTCACCAGTACCAGAAACTGATGCAGTGGAAACGGCAATGCCGGACAACGAAAAAACCGAATGCGAAGTGGAAGACGAACCATCTGTAGAGCGTGAGGGACCGTTCTACTTCCTTTTCACCGATAAGGACGGCGAAAAATACGGTCGCGCAAACAAACTTTCTGGTCTGGAAAAAGCACTGGCCCTGGGAGCTACGGAAATCACAAAAGAGGAATACTTCGCACGTAAAAACGGCACGTACTCAGGTTCACAACAAAATACTGGTGCATCTGACACGATCGCACAACCAGAGCCGGTAAAAGTTACCGCTGACGAAGTAAACAAAATTATGCAGGCAGCCAATATCAGCCAGCCTGACGCCAATAAGTTGCTTGCTGTATCACGTGGTGAATTTGTTGCAGGGATTAGCGACCCGAATGATCCGAAATGGGTGAAGGGGATTGAAACCCGCGATTCAGTGAATCAGAACCAGCAAGAAACGGAACAGAACGGCCAGAAAGCGGAACAAAACAGCCCAAATGCGTTACAAAACGAGCCAGAAACGAAACAACCTGAACCAGTAGCGCAACAGGAACCGGAAAAAGTCTGCACCGCCTGCGGTCAGACCGGCGGCGGCAACTGCCCTGATTGTGGCGCGGTGATGGGCGACGCAACATACCAGGAAACATTCGATGAAGAGTATCAGGTTGAAGTTCAGGAAGACGATTCGGAGAAAATGGAAGGCGCTGAACATCCACACAAGGAGAATGCTGGCAGCGCTCAGGACCACGCCAGCGATAGTGAAACTGGCGAGACGGCAGATCACTCAATTAAGGTGAACGGTCATCACGTTATCACATCCACCAGCAGGACGTGTGACCATCTAATGATCGACCTTGAAACCATGGGAAAAAATCCTGATGCCCCGATCATCTCAATAGGTGCAATATTTTTCGATCCGCAAACCGGAG